TGTCGTGCAACGGATATGTCTACCCTATCCACCATTGTACGAGAAACCTACATGCACTTGTTCGCAGAGCATGATTACCTACGAGACTTTGCAAAGCACATTGGTGCAGAGTCTGATCCACCGATCATTGGTGATCTAGAACCAGAGACCGTGATCGAATCCACCTACTTCTTTTGTTAATGTCACAACCCATCCACGTTACTCAACAGCCTGTTGTCCTTGAAGGTTATCAAGCTGTACTGAAACCATCTAAGTTTGGTTATTCACTGTCTGCACTCCTGGACTCCCAGCTCATCGAAGCATTGGAGGACGATCGCAAAGAAACACTTAAGTGGGCAGAGTCCAAACTGAAGAACCCTAAGCGTAGCGTCCTCAAGCCTGAACCATGGGAAGAGGTAGCTGAAGGTAAGTACAAGACCAAGTTCTCCTGGAATGAAGAGAACCGTCCTCCTGTCGTAGATAGTGAGGGCACACCAATTACCAATGCTGATCTGCCTGTCTACAGTGGTAGCAAGGTCAAGCTTGCTTTCCGACAGAAGCCCTACATCCTCAAGGATGGTGTCACCTATGGCACTAGCCTCAAGCTTGTAGGTGTACAGGTAGTCGAACTCAACAGCGCTGCTGGCATTGATCGTGGCGACCTTGGTGAGACTGAGGTGGCTGCACTCTTTGGTCAGACAGCTGGCTTCAAGGCTAGCTCAGTGCCTGCTGCTGTCACTGCTGAAGTCAGTGATGATGTCGTCGAGGATGATGACTTCTGATGGCATTTCGCTCAGGACTTGAAGAGAAGGTCGCTGATCTTCTCACCAACCTGGGTGTCAAATACGAATACGAATCAACTAAGGTACCTTACGTACTGCAATGCAACTACACACCAGACTTCCTCCTACCTAATGGTATCTATCTAGAGACCAAGGGTCAACTAACGGAGGAAGACCGGCGTAAGATGAAAGCAGTCAAGGCAGCGCATCCTGACCTTGATATTCGTTTCGTATTTCAGTCACCCCACAACAAGATCTACAAAGGATCCAAGACCACCTATGCTAAATGGTGTGAGAAGCATGGCTTCCAATACTGTTCATTCCACTCGATTCCTATTTCATGGCTGACGTAGCTAAAATCAGGCAGGTTGTTGCTGCTATAATTGATGCCTTTGATAGCACCAGCTCACCCAATGATATCATCGAAGCATTCGAGGATGAACTCGATGCTTACGAAGAACTGATTCAAACTTACCACCAAAAGTAATGCGCCCCACACAATACGGTTCAGTTGAGTATTATGCCGATGGTTTCAGCGACTTCCTTGCTGATGTTGATGGCGAAAACCCAGCAACTGCAGAGAACATTATCACTGGATTCTATCAAGCACTAGACTCATGGTTCGAGTACCACGATGAGCAAGCACGAACATATGCAAGCATCCGAAAGCGAGTTCGTCAGACACTTACCGTGTGATGTATGTGGGTCATCTGATGCAGCTAGCCTGTACACAGATGGCCACACTTTTTGCTTTTCATGCAATGCCTACACCAAAGGTGATGGCGATGTTCACACTCATAAAATGTCCACCAATGTCCAACTCCGAGGTTCAGCCGAGCGGCTGCAAAAGCGGAACATCTCAGAAAAGGTTTGTCAACAATACCGGATCTACAAAGACGGAGACGTTCTACGCTTCTATTATTTCGACGATGCTGGAGTCGCTAAAGGCTGCAAAGTAAAGACAAAGAGTAAGATATTCACTTATGAGGGAGAAACACCTGGAACACTCTTTGGACAACATTTGTTTCCCGCCACTGGAAAACGAGTTGTTATCACTGAAGGAGAACTCGATGCAGCTTCATGTCAAGAAGCTATGCCGGGGTGGCCGATGGTATCTCTACCTAGCGGTGCCGCTGCGGCCAGGAAATCGGTTCAACGGTCTCTCCAATGGCTACAGGGTTATGAGGAGATTGTCCTGTTCTTCGACAATGACGAGGCAGGCCGTAAAGCGGCGGAGGACGCAGCAGGGGTCCTACCACCTGGCAAGACAAAGATCGCAAGACTTGAGGAATACAAGGATGCGTCAGATGCTCTCCAGGTCAATGACACTGAAGCGATTCGTCGCGCTATCTGGGATGCTAAACCGTATCGGCCGGACGGCATTGTCGATGGCAAATCCCTATTAGATTTAGTAACAACACCAACACCACCATCAGATCATGACTACCCCTTCACAGGACTCCAATCAAAACTACACGGCATCCGCTTTGGAGAGCTGCTCACAATTACTGCAGGTAGTGGAATTGGCAAAAGCTCCTTCTGTCGTGAGCTTGCAACTCACCTACTCACCAAAGGAGAACGAGTCGGGTACCTGGCTCTTGAAGAAAGCAACCGTAGAACGGCTCTCGGACTGATGTCCGCTGCTGTAGGTAAATCACTTCATATAGGTAACCATGACAGAACTACCCTCACCGAAGCTTATAATTACAGTCTTGCTAAGTGGAACCTGTTTCTTTTTGATGGCTTCGGTTCTTTCGACCCGGATGTTATCTACAACCGAATTGAGTACCTTGCTTGCGGGTTAGATACTAAGGTCATCTTCCTTGATCACTTGTCTATCCTGATGTCTGGATTAGAAGGCGATGAGAGGCGGATGATTGATGTTACTATGACCAAGCTACGTTCTCTTGTAGAGCGTACTGGTATTGCTATGTTCCTTGTATCCCACCTACGACGCACATCCAATGACACAAACCATGAAGAAGGTGCCCGAGTCACACTTGGACAGCTTCGAGGTTCGGCAGCTATTGCTCAATTGTCAGATGGAGTTATTGCGCTTGAACGGAACCAGCAAGCGGATCGAGGAGGCTCTTCAACGACTGTGCGAGTCCTCAAAAACCGTTATAGTGGGGAAGTAGGTGTAGCTTGTCAGCTTACCTACGACCTTGATACTTGTAAATTTACTGAGACTGAAGCTGATGACTTCGACCCAACGACAGATTTCTGAAGACGGATACCCCAAGTATCTCGATGCTGAGAATGACCCATACACCTATCTTGTAGCACCAAACCCTCCTACCACTGAGGCAATCAAGCGAGCACAGTTCGTTGATAAGACCTACAAGTGGACTGGTAAGTGAACCTGATCTTTGACTTAGAGACTGACGGATTATACGATGATTGCACCAAGGTTCACTGTATCGGCATCTATGATCTCGACGCTAAACAAACACTTGTCTTCAATGACGAAGGTAGTGAGCAACCTATTACAAAAGGTGTCCAACTACTTGAGGATGCCTGTTGCCTTATTGGTCACAACATCGTTGGCTACGATATTCCTGTGCTCCGTAAGCTCTATCCTTGGTTTACCGTCAGTGCTAGGGTTGTGGATACTTTGGTTCTCAGTCGCATTTATCACGCTGATATGTTGAAGCTGGATCAAAAGCGTAGGTGGAAGAACATGCCACCACAGCTTCAGGGACGCCACTCATTGGAGTCCTACGGATATCGGCTAGGTGAATACAAGGGTGAGTTCGGCAAAGATACCGACTGGAAGATCTGGTCACAAGAGATGCAAGATTATTGTTTACAAGACGTACAAGTAACACAGAAGTTATGGCAACACTTCCTCCCATACCTGACTTCATCCAACTAGAGCATGACGTTGCAACAATCCTCACCCAACAAGAGATACATGGGTGGTGCTTTGATGAAAGAGCTGCATGGGAACTTGAGTCGAGTCTCCGACGAGAACTGGAAACACTTACTCAACTACTACGCAACAGGTACCCTCTCATTAAAGATAGAGAGTTCACTCCTAAAAGAGTTAACCGAACCACAGGATACGTCGCAGGAGCTCCTCTCACTAAACTAAAGGAGTTCAACCCTGGTAGTCGTGATCACATTGCATGGGTCATGAAGAATCATCATGGTTGGATACCGGACAAAGAGACAGCAAGTGGCAAGACTGCCATTGATGAGACTGTTCTAAAGGACATAGGTACGGAGGAGTCGCTGCAGTTCTTCCGTTGCCTTGAGTTAACTAAGCAGCTTGGTATGTTGTCTGAGGGCAAGAATGCCTGGCTTAAGCTAACCAAGGGTAACCGTATCCACCATCACTGTTCAGTTTCTACTAACACGCACAGATGTGCGCATCGTAATCCAAACCTTGCCCAGGTCCCGAGTGATCTTAACTTTAGAAAGCTATTCACCGCTAGTCCTGGCTATGTCATGGTTGGTGCTGATCTCGCAGGGATTGAGCTTAGAATGCTCGCACACTACCTTGCTCGATATGATGGAGGCCGCTACGGAGACGTACTTCTCAACGGTGACATACACCAAGAGAACGCCGACAAGATAGGCATATCAAGGCGACTAGTAAAGACTGTTACCTATGCGTTTTTGTATGGGGCAGGCGACCAAAAGATAGGATTCAGTTATGACCAAAGCCTTTCCCCGAACAAGGCAAAAGAAAAAGGGGCTGAGATACGAAGTGCTTATGTTGCTGCCATTGACGGTTTGGATAGTCTTCTTACCGCTGTTCGTCAAGCAGGTGAGCGAGGCTTTATCAAGTCAATAGATGGCCGTAAGATTGCAGTAGACAGCCCGCACAAAGCTCTCAACTACTTGCTCCAATCAGGTGCAGGTGTTGTGGCTAAGCGATGGATGGTAATTGCCAACAACACCTTCTTTCATAATCACACTCATCAGCTCGCATTTATCCACGACGAGCTGCAATGGGAAACAACACCAGACGCTGCTGAGATCCTCAAGCTTCACCTTGAAGAGTCAGCTGCATTAGCTGGTGAATACTACAACCTCCGAATCCCTATTGCTGCCGAAGGGAAGATCGGATCCACCTGGGCAGATGTTCACTAATTATGGCTGTTAAATCAAAGACTGCACTTGGACGTGTTGAGTTCAAGTCCCGTGCTAAATACAAGCGTACCCGTCAAGGTAATGGTACTCGATCTCTCCCATCCCATGGGCGTAAGCTTCGTAGGGGACAGGGTAAGTGAGCCTATTGATTGACGCTGACTTTATCGTTTATAAATGTTGTGCAGGAGCTGAAACAGAGATTGACTTTGGAGAAGACCTCATCGTTGTCACCTCCAATTTCAAAGAAGCATACGAGTATGTCGAGCGAGAGTTATATCACATCGCAACAGACCTTGGATGCTTCGATGACTCTATTCTGTTTTTCTCTGATTCTATTAACTTTCGTAAATCTATTGATCCAGCGTATAAAGGACACAGAAATCGAAAGAAGCCGTGCGGCTACAAAAGGGTCATCAACAAACTCAAGGAGGAGTACCCCGTTGTTGTGATGCCTACACTGGAGGCAGACGACGCTCTTGGTATCTACGCCACCAAGGAGCCAGGACACATCATTTGCAGCCCCGACAAGGACATGCGACAGATCCCTGGCGACCTGTATGACCTCACTGATGGAGTGACCACTGTAGCGCCTGAGGAAGGCCGTAGGTGGCACCTTATTCAAACACTTGCTGGTGACCAAACAGATGGCTACGCTGGTGTACCTGGTATTGGTATCAAACGTGCTGTTGCTCTATTTGAAAAAGAGGGCTACACCTGGGATACCGTAGTTAAAGCATTCGCTGAAAAGGATCTTGGAGAAGATGTGGCTCTCATGAATGCTCGCCTAGCTAAGATTCTACAATGTGATGACTATGATTTCACCAATAAAGAACCAAGACTTTGGTCTCCCAGCTCCAGTGATCGAGTTAACGATGGAGCAGCAGTTCAAACTCAAACAGATTGAGAATGCTCTGCGTGATCCAGAGACAAAGCTAGAAGATGTTATTACTATCTTCATGGCTCTTCAACGCCAAAACTTTACTCTCTGTAATACAGTATCCAACCTAGTCAAGAAATGGCCGACTCCAATTCCACAGGCCCCAACTACTACAGGCGAGGGTCAATTCAAGTTTGGGACTTCATCCGAGATCAAGGACTGAACTTCCATCTTGGCAATGCAATCAAATACATCTGCCGTGCTGGTTACAAAGACAGCAAAGTAGAAGATCTTAAAAAAGCAATCCACTATCTTCAAAATGAGCTTGAAAGCGAAGTCATTCATCAGCGTCCAGGCAAAACAATTCCGGAGAAGTTTCCGGGTCAGGAACAATACGAGTCCAGCTTCACGGACTATGCAGCGGACTTTGATCGTTGAGGAATTCAAAGAGTTCCTTGAAGCTGAGAATCAGTTACTTACAGGATTCGTAGTTAATGCTACCGATACCCTCAAAGAGTTAGCTGATCTAGTCTATGTCTGCTATCAATACGCAGAAAACCTTGGTTGGGATCTTGATGAAGCTCTCAACCGTGTCCACCGAAGCAATATGAGTAAGCTTGGGGAGGACGGAGAACCTGTATACCGAGAGGATGGTAAAGTCCTCAAGGGACCTAATTACGAACCACCAAACCTTAGTGATCTTGTCTAGTATGTCCACTGATCTTATTGCCCGTACTGGGCGCGTTCAATCTTGGATCGATGATCCTACCTCACGACTCCCTGTGTCGTGTACAGTATTTGTTGTAGAGGACACCATGGAGGGTCCCAATGGAATCGAAGCCTCTTGGCGATTTGTTTCGCACGCTCTACGCTATGGAGCGGGAGTTGCAGTCCATCTATCTAAACTCCGGGCACGAGGAGAGGAGAATGATAAAGGCTTGGTTGCATCAGGCCCCGTATCTTTTGCCAAGATCTACTCAACACTAAACGAAATCCTTCGACGTGGGGGTGTATATAAGAATGGTGCAGTGGTTCTCCACTTGGACCTTAATCACCCTGACGTGCTTGAGTTTATTACTGCTTCTCGGGCTGAGCTTCCTTGGGTTAAGCGCTGCGTTAACATTAACAAGCATTGGTGGGAGCTTGCTACAACTGAAACCAAAGAAGCCCTACTTGATGGTATCAAAAAGGGTGACATCTGGCTCAACAAAACAAAGGTAGACAAGAATGGAAATCGAATCAGGGGTAACGTATGCTTGGAGGTATACCTCCCAAGTAGGGGAACCTGTTTACTTCAACATGTCAACCTCGGCGGATGTGAACTCAATGACATTCAAGGTGCGTTTGTTCACGGAATGTCCGAACTGTGCAACCTTCACGGAAAAACAAATGTTGGCGAAAGCGGAGAATACCTACCTTCAAGCACAGATCGCCAAGTTGGTCTCGGATTGCTGGGACTTGCCAACCTTCTGAGGCGTTATGGTATCACCTATGAGGTGTTCGGTAAAGCACTGAAGGATATCAACGATGGGCAGATGGCACAGACACCTGCTCATATCCTTGCAGCGGAGATCAATGCTGGTGTGACTGCAGCAGCACATACCGCCCGTATCAACAAGATGGATCGAGCGTTTGCTATTGCACCAACAGCATCTTGCAGTTACCGCTACAAAGACCTGGATGGGTATACTACCTGTCCTGAAATTGCACCTCCTATTGCCCGCCAAGTCGACCGTGATAGCGGTACCTTCGGCGTCCAGAGCTTCGACTATGGTGATGTAGAGATCGCCTCTGAAGTTGGCTGGGAGAACTACAAGCGAGTTACGGACGAAGTTGTCCGTATGCTTGATAAGACGGGACTTCTTCATGGTTACTCATTCAATAGCTGGTCCGATATGATCACCTATGATGAGCAATTTATTGAGGAGTGGCTGGATAGCCCCCAAACATCTCTTTACTACTCACTCCAAGTGATGGGAGACGTTCAGGATAAATCCAGCGCATATGCAGCACTGGATGAAGCTGAAGTCGATGATTACCTGGAGTCTATTCTAAACGACCCGGCTGGCGCTAGTCAGCCCCAAGCTCCTGATTGTAATTGCGGCGAATGAACCCTTATCAAAAACTACAAAATCGTAAACGTACCTGGACTCCAGTTCAAACTACAGCAGGTGAACTTTGTTCAGGCTCTGAAGAAACCATCTACCGTGCCCTCGCTATGCGACACATGGAACTCCCCGTTGGTAGCTTCATTCAAGATGCCCTTAGTGAGATTCCAGCTCTATCGGCAGACCTGCTACGCTCTAATGTCAAAGACGAAGAAAACCACGACCTGGCTCTCGGTTACATCGCCAATGCTTTGGGTGTTGACGAAACTGCTGAAGCCGAAGCAAAGCGCCTTAGGGATGCTTGGGAAGCGCATCCTGATCACACAGTCCTCAAAGCACTTGTTGCCGAGCGTGCAATTTTCTTCGTACTACTCCCCTTCTTCCGCTTTAATGGTGACGCTGGTCTCCGCACAGTCTCCGCTGACATCAGCCGAGATGAGCAAGTCCATGTAGCGGCTAATAGCCTTGTGTGTAAGGAGCTTGGGTTGGAGATCAGCCCTTCTCTTGACAAGTTGCGTAAGGCAACTATTAACTGGGTTATGACACCTCTCAAAGCGTCCACTAACAAATATCTGGACAAAAAATTTTGGCTGGATGCCAGTGATCGCTTGATGTATGAAGGGAAGGCTCCAGAGCTTTCTGATACAAAGCGAGCACGTATGCCTGCCTTCTTTGAACATGCAAACCCCAACCTACCTCAGTATGCTTGAGACCCATGGTCTCCAGTTTACTTCTCTCCTACAACAACTAGAAGAGAACTTCCCACCACTTAATCCCCACCCGGATGACTCACACTCATTAATTATGTACCGCTCTGGCCAAC